GTTAAGTGATTCTAACGCACTCAATTCAGCGATTCTTGCGGTAACGGTTGAACGCTCCTCAATCAGTTGTTTTGATGTTTTCATTATTTGATTGTTTTATATTTTTCTAATTTGAATTTTTCTTTCAATTCTGCGCCCGTTGGTTGTTTAGGCTTGCTCAAATCTCTACTTCTTAAAGCTACTGAGGTTTGATTATACGCAGGGAAAGTAACGGGTGATACATCATACAACTTCTCAAACTTGGTGATTGTACGAACATCCTTTTTGCTTCCATCGGGTTGTATTACATCATACTCCCACGCTTCACCGCTTGCCCTAAATGCAAACGAACTACCTTTAATAAAGCCTAAAGCAATATTCTCGGCTACTTCTTTTGAGCATTCGTTTTTCGCTCTGAATTTATACTCTAAACCTTCATTTGTAATTGACAAAATAAGGTCATCAGGTTGCCCTGTAGTTCTACTCAACAAATCATCTTCATCGTGATTCATTAAAGCCACAACATCTGACATATCGCACTCTTTGAACGCACCCCTTGATACTTTTTCAATGTACCAACCCATATCAGTAGCTTGCTCAAATACACACGCAACCCCGTGAATCTCTGGCATAATATCGCCTTCAATTTCTCTACGTTCAACCCTGCCACTTATGGCTCGTCTTTCGGCTGAATCGCTTAATTTCTCTATATAGTCTTTCTCGTTTTTCATCTAATTTTCGCCCCCTACGCCTGCTTGTTTAGTGGTAGTTTGTGAATTATCTTTTGCATCCCAAAACGCTTCTTCTTGTTCTGCGGGAATCATGTTAGCAGGTGAATAATAAGTATTCCCGTAATCCTCTGTAATAGTGTTTAGGTCTAACATTCTCCTACCATCGTTTCTATTGATGAAACCTGCATACATCAAAGTCTTTAAGTAGTTAGAGGTACTTGTCATATCTCCACGCATTAATTGAGATACCTCAAATTTTGCGTCTAACAAATCCATTTCATCAAATCGGAATAACTTCCTTTCAATTTCTTGTTCTAACTTAGTGAACCACGGCATTAAACAATCGGTTACATACTCGATATTTAATTGCTCTAAGTTACTTGAACCCGTAGAACCTGATTGTAATTTGCTTAACGGCATCCTAAACCATCGGGCAATTTCTGCTACATTGAACTCACGGGTTTCAACCATCTGCGCTTCGTTTGGTTGCGCTACTAACTTTTGAAATTTAGCACCTGAATGAAGTACCCCGATACCATTATTAGCCCCGTTCTCGGTCTTATAAGATTTGCTAAATGATTTAACCATAGCCTTCGCTTGGTTTTCATCTTTTACAACTCCATCAATTTCAATATACCCGCCCAAAGTCGCACCGCTTCCAAAAAAACTACCTGCATAATTTTGGACTGCCAACGCTGCACCGATAGATTCAGCCCCATAGGATAAAATTGATTTACCTACTAAACCATCGCCCATACCACGAATGTGAAAAATATTATCTTCACTAAAATTTCCGATAATTCCGTTTTCCATATCGTTTACCAAATAATAAAGTCTTTGGTCAACTATTGATACGGTTACGAACTTCGGATTGATTATTAGTAAATCGGTAGGGATTGCGTTCTTATCTCGCTTAATTAAAGCATATCCGTTACCATAAAGTAAGGCATTTTTAATTAAAGTCTGTCTGAATGTAAATGGAGTTGAAAGGTTTGAAGGCATCTTGTTTAATAATGCGCTTGACCTATGTCGGGTCATAAACTTGTTACCCTTAGAATCATATTGAAACACTCTAAATGGTACTTTTGCCGTGTCCTCTGAAATGTTTCGTAAACATGAATAAAAAGCCGACACCATAATACTTGTTTGGTCGGTTACGGTTTGCCCCGTATTATTCATGATATTACCAAAGAAACTTTGTGCTTGTGTAAGTACATAGTTTTGGTCATAAGTACCTCCATAAGTAGGCGGTGCTTTGCGCTCCTCTCTGGTTATATTAAATCCGAATAGTTTCATATTCGGAATCAAAATTAAATAGGATAAATTGAGTATTTACCTATCTAAACTTATTGTTAAGTAAGTTGTTAAGTATTAGGGGCGGTTCATCTTGTAGTATTGCGACTTCAAACTACGGAATGATGCGTAATCTTTACACTTTCTTTTACCTGTTTTTTCAATGTGGATTTGTTCCAATTCCTCGTATAATTCCTCTAAGGTTTTATGTCTGTTTGAAGGCATAGCGGTTAAGCTAATGAACTTTAAAAAATAATCGTATAGTTTCATATTGTTAATCTAAATCTACGTGGAAGGCAAATGATTTAATCGGTGGGTTCTCCTCCCAATACTCTAACATTCGCCCAATAGCGTTTATAGCTGCTGCAATGCCGTCTATTTTGTTTTTACTCTTACCCTTTGAAATCTTAGTATTCCCATTGTCATCAGGCTTTCTCATCTCTACATTAGAAAGCATCCAAGCGGTAATAGGGTTGTTATCGTGTTCAATATTCTCCTTCATTACCCATTCGTAAAACTGATTGGTCGGAATGGTTTGTTTAAAAACAGATTGACTAAAAGGTTTCATTTCGATATTGTAGTCGTTGTAAAGAGTTGTGGCGAACAATGTCAACCAAGCCGTATCATAAGCAATAGGTTTGTAATCTAATTGACCGCATATCTTTACTATATCTCGGATAATTACGTTTAAATCGGTTGCATCGCCCTCAGTTAATATGATTAAACCCTCTCTTTCCCATTGTCTAAACTTTAATCCATCCGCCCTACTTCGTTTTTCTGCCATTTCTTCGGGGATATAATAGCGAAAAAACAACTTTATATTATCCCTCGCTTCGTTTGGAATCGCTATACATACTGCAGTAAAGTCACCCGATACCGCTCCATCAATTCCTATGAACGCTTCGTGACCTGCATAATCTGACAAGTCTAAATCTCTACCTAATACTTCCCATTTCTTTGCATCTATCCAAGTCTTTGAGCTATCCGCCCAAATGTTTAAATGTTTAGTTATAAATGATGGTTGTTTATGGCTTTGTTCAACCGCTTCCTTAAACTCCTTTTGCATTTTTTCAGGTAAAACGCTCACCCCGTAGTTTGGATTCGCTTGCATCCAGGTAGATTCTTTTCTCCAATTGTTTGAATCGGCTTCATAAATTACTACTAAGTGACTTTTAACATCACTAAACCCGTTTAAAATATTCTTACACGCTTTGATATGTCGGTAGTAAGGGCTTGTTTTATCCGTTCCCGCAGTAGATATACTGATAAATAACGCTCCTTCCCTCGCTGCTTGTCCTGTTATTAAATTTTCTTTCAATTCATCATCCCTTTGTAAATGGTACTCGTCAAAAATTACCAATGATGAACCAAACCCTTCTACACTTGGAGCGTCACCCGATAACGCTTTGATATTGGTTTGGTTTAAATTGTTAATAACTGCGTACTGCATTACTTTGAAGTAAGTAGCTAAACCTTTGGTCAATTCGATTGTTCTCTTAACTGCACGAAAACAAATATTCGCTTGCTCTCGGTTTGTGGCAGCCATATAGATTTGACCTGCATAATCTTCTTTTTCTAAAAATGCGTAGGCAATAGCTAACACCGCAGCAAGCGCAGTCTTTCCGTTTTTCTTTGGAATATGGATGGTGGCTTCATCATATTTTCTCAATCCCGTTTCTTTGTTTTTCCATCCAAAGATATTAGCCACAATAAAAGCCTGCCAATTTTCTAAGATAAAAGGTTTGCCCGCCCATTTACTTTCAGTTAAACTCAACTTTTCAATGAAGTTTATAAACTTATCGGCGGTTTCGTAGTCGAAATAGTACTCACTATCCACGTTTTTTAACTCGGTATCAATCTGTTCGCATAACATTTTTATATGTTTGCCGTGATTAACCTTGCCATTTAGGATAGATTCTAAATAAATCTTGTATTTACTTTGGGTTTTAAACATTATTGTATGTTAACTAAGCATTCGATTGTTGCGGTCATTGGTTTTTTACCTTGCTCAAAATTATCTGATAGAGTAATTTTTAAAGTACCTAGAAGTTTTTCACCATTTGGTAAATAAGCAACAAACATTCCATCTTCTAATTTTATCGTTAACCAACTTTCATTTAGTATTTGTTCCATTTTGTTTTGTTTTTACGGTGGTTAATTCGCATTTTACCCAATGTTTACGGGCTTTTGTTTTATCGTTAATTTACGATTAATGAAACTCATTAAACGGGTCTTTGTCTTTTTGTTCGGGTGCGCTTATCCGTGTTCTACTCGCAGGGGTTAATCCAAACTCGACACACATTGACTTATAGTTTTTAAAAGCCTTGTCTGCTACTGCTATCATTGGGTTTGTTTCAGTTACAAAGTATGTTTCTCCCTTTGGTGAAATGCGTTCTACTTCAACTTCTAAACCTTTGGCACTTACTAAGTCGGCTGCTTCATTCATTAACCCGTACCAATAGCACAAAGAATGTAAAGCCCCTACATCAACTTTACTAATAAGCCCTAACTTGCCGTATTCGCTCATTATCTCTAACCAATACTTTTGTCCCCACTCGTTTAAGTCCTCTGGTGCGTTCAAACTTACTTCTATGCTTGGTTGAATCTCGTTTTTTGGCAATCTTGACTTTTTTAAAGTGCCTTGAATTTCTTTAATAATATTAGGCTTTGATGGTCTACCCCTCATAATACTTTAAATTAGTGTTGTTTTTTCTTCTACCAATTAATTTACTTACTAAAGTACCATAGACCATACCATTTTTTTCTGCTGCTTTTGCTGCTGAATCATAAACTTCACTTGTTATAATATTTATTACTTTTCTTTTTAACCCGTGATTTTTAGATAACTTTTGTTTATGTTCAATTGATAAACTAACTCCTTTTAATCGTTTACTCATATTTAGCCTAAATTCATCTGTATGCCATTTACCATTATTTTTTGATAAAATTGTTTGCTTTCTTTTGTTGGCTATTTCTATTTTTTCCTCTTTAGATAATCTACTTTGGTATTCGATATTTTTTTTAGATGTGGTAGGTCTTTTAGTTCCCTTGTTTTTTTGCCTAATCTTTTCAACTATATCTTTGTTTTTACTTTGAGCAGCAAGTCTTTCTTTAGTTTTCTCTAACCATTCTTTATTATGTTTAGATGGGTGGTTTTCTGACATTCTTATTCTACTCTCATCGCTTATAACCCCTTTTACATCTTTAAAATTAGGCAGCCTTAAATTTAAATTATCTTTTGCCAAAACATTATAATGACAACCATATAAATGTTCATACTCATATAATTCACACTCTAAACATTCAATTAATATTTGAAAAGAATGCGATTCAACCCCATACTTTATAAACGAATTGTATAATTTAATTTGGTCTTTGCATTTTAGCAATTTATAGTCATTAAACCTGCGTTCAATGTTTTTACTTGAACCAACATAAACCCTATTTGATGGGCTTGTAATTTTGTAAACTCCTATCATTGCGCGTATTGTAAATAAAAAAAATAAACTAAACAAATATAAACTAATTCTAAAACTTTAATTATGGACGTACATGAGTTTCAT